TCGCAAAAGATAAGCGAAGCGGTCAACGGATGGGAACAAATGCGTAAAGGGCGTGAGATAACCGCTCCTGTGGCCCGTGTTATCTACAGCTATATGTCTGTAGGCAATCGTGTAAAGCGCGGTTATAAAAAAATACCGCATCTTATGGACGATGAAACCGTAACACTTGATGCGCTACAGCGCGATCATGGCCTGTTTGCCACCAATGATATGATATGGCACGAAGCTATGGATAAGATACCCGACAGCGAAAGAGCCTACATTACCGCTCTACTCCGTCGCGGAGAGAAGTTTAATGGCACGCCCCGTATAACACTATCCACGATTCACGGATCGAAGGGTGGGGAAGCAGAGAACGTTGTGCTATTTACTGATGTGTCCCCCGCCGCGTCCAAAGCGGCGGAACAGGACCCTGACGAACTGCACCGTGTATTCTACGTCGGTGTAACACGAACTAAAAAAAATCTATATTTAATCGAGCCAGAAGACGCATTGAGGAGTTACAACATATGAACAGGAAAAAAATACTAGCAAAAGCCGAGAAGATGATTAACGGCCCACGGGCCAAAGCTTACGGCGATGCTCACGAAAACCACAAACGCATAGCAAAGATGTGGTCAGTTATACTGGAGAAAGAGGTAACTGTATCGCAAGTCTATCAATGTATGATAGCGGTCAAGCTGTCCCGCCTAATAGAAACACCAGACCATGAGGACAGTTGGCTCGATGTCTGTGGCTACGGCGCCCTTGGGGGAGAAAAATAATGGCATTGCAACTCGCGTTTGATACGCCGAAATCTGAATGGCTACCGCCAACCGAGCTTCCCAACATCTTTGAAGCCAAACAAATAGCCATAGATGTTGAAACACGGGATCCAAATATCAAAACACTCGGGCCGGGGTGGGCACGAAATGATGGCGAAGTGGTAGGGTACGCTGTTGCCGTCAGCGATTGGTCAGGATACATACCCATCCGTCACAAATACGGCGGTAATCTGGACGAGCGCATTGTTAACAAATGGCTGAAGAAAGTCTTTGAGAGTCCCGCCGATAAAATTATGCACAACGCCCAGTACGATGCGGGATGGATACGACGTATGGGCTTCACGCTCAACGGTCGGATCATCGATACCATGCTTATCGCGGCTCTACTGGACGAAAACCGATTTAGTTACAGCCTGAACGCTCTGGCCTACGATCATCTTGGTAAAGTAAAATCCGAAAAAGGACTGACAGAAGCCGCAAGAGGGTTTGGTCTGGACCCAAAAGCCGAGCTCTGGAAGATGCCTGCGATGTATGTGGGACCGTATGCCGAGGGAGATGCCGAGCTTACACTCGAACTTTGGAACTATCTGTCAGGACAACTCGGCAAAGAAGACCTATGGCCTATCGCTAATCTTGAGCTCGATCTACTCCCATGCCTGATTGATATGACATGGCGCGGTGTTCGGGTCGATCAGGAAAAAGTAGAGCGTACACGCAACTCTCTACTCAAGCGCGAGAAAGAGGTATTGAGCCACATTAAGAAACGTGTGGGCCATGACATAGAAATATGGGCCGCCGCCTCTATAGCGAAAGCATTTGAGGCTCTCAGTATCGAATACCCACGGACCGAGAAGGGCGCACCATCGTTCACGAAACAATTCCTGAGTGATCATACCCACGAACTCCCGCAGTTAATTGTCCAAGCCCGTAACCTAAACAAGACCTCGGGGACCTTTATCAATACAATTATGAAACATTGTCACTCGGATGGACGCATACACAGCCATATAAACCAAATACGATCCGACGACGGCGGTACCGTATCAGGACGGATATCCATGAATAACCCGAACCTACAGCAGATCCCCGCACGAGATCCCGAACTCGGTCCCATGATACGTAGTTTGTTTTTACCTGAAGAGGGTGAGCAATGGGCTGCGATTGACTTCTCGCAACAGGAACCACGGATCTTGGTCCATTATGCCTACGTGTATGGTAAGAGTAAGGGGCTCACGCTTGACGGTGTAGAAGAATTTGTCCACGGCTATCGGAACAATCCCGACATGGATTTCCACACGATGGTTGCAGAAATGGCACAGATACCACGAAAGCAAGCAAAGACAATAAACTTGGGCCTGATGTACGGTATGGGGGTCGGTAAAATGTCTGACCAACTGGATATCTCGCTTGACGAAGCCAAGGACTTGGTCCGTCAGTACCACACACGAGTGCCTTTTGTTAAGATGCTGATGACGGGCGTGCAAAACAGACTCAACGACAAGAGCAGTAGCGGTTCTATTCGGTCCCTGTTAGGACGTAAATGTCGGTTTGATCTGTGGGAGCCCGATACATTCGAGATGAACAAAGCGCTCCCGTACCGCGAAGCGGTGCAAGAGTATGGTGATACGACACGCCTCAAACGTGCGTACACCTACAAGGCCCTGAACAGATTAATTCAGGCATCAGCGGCTGATATTACAAAAAAAGCTATGATTGATATATATAAAACAGGCCGTATACCGCTTATACAGATCCACGATGAGATAGCTATGTCCGTAAAAGACATGAAAGATGCAGAAACTGTTTCGCAGATGATGGAAACTGCGGTAGACTTAGAGATACCGAGCAAGTGTGATATTGAGGTCGGCCCCGACTGGGGAACTGCCAAATAATATACTGCTAACACTTTTTTCGGTTCTTTCCTTCAATACTCAAGCCCCGCGTTGCGGGGCTTTTTTTGTTGACAAGTTATATATTATCTTATACTTTTTAAAAGTTGGGTACAGTTTATACTGGACAGAGTGCCTTTTAGACTCCATGCTAGAAGGCACTCCAACAAAAAACCCTTGCATTTTTACATATTATCTTATATAGTCCTGTAAGATACTATATAAGGACACCTTATGGACACAGAAAAATGGAAATCAGTCCTCGTTCCCAAGGAAGTGTACGAGGAAATTAAGCGAACGAGCTCGGATCGCGGACGGACTATCAGCGGTCAGCTAAAAATTATTTGGCAAATTTATAATAAGTTGAAAGAAAAGCTCGATCCTAAGCCTTGACTTAAAAAAATTTGGCTATAGTATGGGATAAGTTATATATATTACTATAGAGAGGAGCTAGACTATGACGCCTAAAGTGCTATACTATGTACTGTTTTTAATAACGTTACCTGATATCGAAGCAAAGGAGCATCTTATTCATCGTATCGTGTTTGAAAAAGAAGTAAATTGCTTGTATCACGCAAAAATGTTTAACCAACACAAAGATCCGTGGGTGCAAAAACCTAATTGTGTGGCGGTAGAAAGCCATTACAGCTATCCCGAAGTACGCATCCCGTTACGCAAGCCCGAGTTTATGAAATGAAATTAGAATATTTAGCAAACATTAATAATTTTCTTAAAAAAACCAACACAGACCACCAAATTCGTCATTTCAGTAAAGAAGTTTTAGAAAAACTTAAACGCATGACCCGCCGTAAAAAGAAAAAAGATTTAGATTATTCTAAAGTTTTTGATGACGAAGAAACAATTAAACGTATTCGGGCCGATATAAATAAGAGATTTATCACGCCTGACGGTTTTAATAATAAAAAACAAATAAAAAACAAAAAAGACTTGTAAAGTCTTATATAGTCGCGTATAACTACATACTGAGGGAAGTCATAGGCCCTCTCCCGTAGTTAAAGAAAAGCCCCCTAGAGATCTAGGGGGCTTTTTTTGTGTTGACAGGCACTTTTATCTGTGATTATATGGGATTATGTCAACTACAGGAGAAAACATATGACTAAGTTTACAAATTTTTTAGATGATGCAGAAAAAATGCATGATTTTTTTATTTTGAGTAAAGAAGAGTTCTTAAAAAGCTATTCTTACTTAAACGAAAAAGAATGGGAGTTAACAAATAAGGGCTCTAAAAAAATTCGTGATAAGATTATTAACACTGCTCGTAAGTTCAAAGACAAGGGCGAGGGCGATATATGGCATACCATTTGGCACGAGGGGGTGCCTTACGATATGCACCTCATGCTCGATCAATCTCTCGAGGATAAGAAATGGGAGTATGAAGTGCTTGTCTATCCCGTCTTACAAGATGAAAACGGCGAGTGGACACGCGGTGTTGTTAGCGATCCCGAGCATTGCGATACGCTTTTATTTAAACACACCTTTCCAGACAGAGGAGAATGGCAATG